GACCACCTTGCCTTGTTGCGTAAAGGTCAAGATGGTCTGTTGAGCAGATGTCAAGGATAGCACCTTGTTAAGTGAGTCTTGGTCAAGTTGTTATGTGTTCATTGTGATATAATAAAATAAAAATGAAGGGAGAATTTTGTATACATGGCGAGAGATAGTGAAACAATGAAGAGAGAATTAAAAAAATTATCAGTAGAAGCAGATAAGAAGTTACGAAAACTTGAAAAGTTATCACAGAAAAAGGGATATGAGAATGTAAAAGAATTTGCTTATAGACGAGCTATGAAAGATATTCGTTACTGGAGTGATGGAAATAAAAGGTCATTTAAATCCATGATGAATACTGATAATATAAATTCTTTACAGGGGCAAATCAACGCAGTTAAAAGATTTTTAGATGCTCCAACTTCTGCTAAAAAATCTATTGATGAATTATTTAAAAGAAGAGCTGATTCTTTGAATGAACATTATGGGACTAATTTTGAATGGCAAGATTTAGCAAATGTTTTTGATAGAGCAGATGAAAATAATTATTATCAGAGAGGAGCAAAGAGCTATTTAAAAGCCGTATCATATTTGAAAGATAATGAAGCTGAAATTATGGATGAAATATATGATTTATCAATGGGCGAGAAAGTTATCAGGACTGGAAATAATAAAGTTGATAAAATGATACGGAATATTTTAGATAAAGAAGGAATTGATTTTACTTCGCTATATAGATAGTTAATGACAAGAGAAGAGATTGTTGAAGAAATTGAATATAGATTAACTTACTGGAAAGAATTTGATTATTCAATTCTTTCTAATTGTTCTGTATATACAAGGCATAACCAAAAAGAAAAACCAACTGTAAATGATGCAATTTTATTTCTTGATACGGAAACAAGTAAGAGCATTAATAGAGAAGATAATTATGTCGTTATGTGGACAATTTCTATTAGAGTATTTCATAAAAATTTAGTTACTCTATATGGAAAAAAGCCTTCTGAATTGGCTGAATGTTTAGATGTGATTCAAGAAAATTTTGAAGGAAAGCAAACATTTTATTACTGCCATAATCTCAGTTATGATTGGACTTTTATAAGAAAATTTTTATTTGCTCGTTTCTCTTATCCAGTTTATCAATTAAATACTCGTCCACATTATCCAATTCATATTGAATTTGATAATGGAATTATTTTAAAAGATAGTCTGATTCTTTTTCAGAGAACCCTTGAAAAAATAGCAAATGATTTTGATGTTGAACATAAAAAAGCAATCGGTAAATGGGATTATGATTTAATAAGGAATCAGGATTATGAATACTCCGAAGATGAATTGACCTATGCAGAATTTGATACACTTGCTGGAGCTGAATGTATTGATGTATTAATGACATCATTAAATCATAAAATATTTTCCATGCCTTGGACTGCTACGGGTATTCCTAGAGAAAATGTTAGAAAAATAGGAAGAAAGAATAATGCTCATAGAAATTTTTTATCACAAGCTTTATCATTGAATCAGTTACTTCAGGCACATGAAACTTATCATGGTGGATATACTCACGGAAATAGAAATTTTTATAACTGTGTAATTGATGATAATATTACTGCTTATGATTTTGCTTCTTCTTACCCTTTTGTAATGCTTTCTGAAAAATATCCTTCAGAAAAATTCATGGAAATGGATGATTGCTCTTTTTATGATATTATTGAAGATGTAGAAAATGCATATATGTTTAAACTGATAGCAGTTAAAGTATCATTAAAAGAATATGATTTTCCTATGCCAGTATTACAATATAGTAAGTGCATAAAATGTATTAACCCAGTAGTAGATAATGGAAGAATTTTAGAAGCTGATTATATTGAAATTTTTCTAACTCATATTGATGCAAAAATTATTTTTTCTCAGTATAACATTGAAAGGCATATATGCACAGATGTATTAGCTTCTTATATGGATTATTTGCCAAGATGGTTTACAGATTATGTTTACTCTTTATATGAAGATAAGTGTAAACTCAAACACGGAGACCCTATACTTTACGGAATCTCAAAGAGTAAACTTAATAGTTGCTATGGACTTACGGTAGAATTTCCGTTAAAAAATGATATTAAAGAAGAGTATGAAAGTGGAGAGTATCATGTTTCACAGATTGACCAGCAAGAAAAATATGATGAATTTTGCAAAAAACATTCTACTGTTTTAAATTATCAGACTGGCGTATTTATTACTGCATATGCTCTTCAAAATTTATTTGAGTTGGGTAAGTGCTTTAATGGAAGAAGTGCTGACTGCTGGATTTATTCTGATACTGATTCTGCTTATGGTGTTAATTGGGATGAAGAAAAGATTAATGCTTATAATGAAAATTGCAAAAGAAAATTAAGAGCAAATAATTATGATTGTGTAAAATATAATGGTGAAGAATACTGGCTTGGTTTCGCTACATTAGATGGAAAATTTTCGCAAATGAAAGTAATAGGATGTAAAAGGTATTGTGTTAGAGATGCTGAAACGAATGAATTGAAAATAACAGTTGCTGGAGTGCCTAAAAAGACTGGAGTTAAATGTTTAGAAAATGATATTGAAAATTTCAGAGATGGGTTTATTTTCTCAGGTGAAAAGACTGGAAAAAAACTACACACTTACATTTTCAGAGATGAAATTTTTATAGATGAAAATGGAAATGAAATTGGAGATAGTATAGATTTATCCCCTTGTGATTACCAGTTATCAAGTGTTAAACAATGGGAAAATATAACTAATAATTATTTTTTATCAGAGGAGTATTTCACAAATGAATTATATTAATAACTGGAAAAATGATAAATATTATTATTTCCCTGATGATTTAGAAAAATTTCCTGATGCATGGTGTTATATTGTATGGTCAAGAAGAGGAGCTGGAAAAACATATTCAGCTTTACGTTATGCTTATGAGAATGATATTAAGATTGCATATATGAAACGTACAATAGATGATGTCACCATGATATGCTCAGGAGCTGAAAAAGGAATTAATCTTTCTCCTTATGTACCAATTAGCAGAGATTCAGGAGAGGTAATACAAGCACAATTAATAGGTAAAGGTGTTGGGGGATTTTATAACCATTATAATGAACAAGGTAAACCTGAAGGAGTGCCATTTAGTTATTGTGTAGCTCTTAATTCTATGAAAACAATTAAAGGTTTTGATTTGTCTATATGTGACTGGATGTTATTAGATGAGTTTATTCCTCAAGCTGGAGAAGTTGTCAGGAAGAAAGAAGGAGAAATGCTATTAGATGTTTACATGACCATAGCAAGAGATAGGATAAAAAGAGGAAGAAAAGATTTAAAATTGATTCTCTTTGCAAATGCTGAAAATATTTCCACTCCTATTACTTATGAATTAGATATAGTAGATGAAATGATAAACCTTCAAGCAAGTGGAAAAAGCCATTTATATCTTGAAGAAAGGGGTATTTTATTACACAGAATCATTGATGATGAATTGCCTTTAGCAGAGGAAGAAGAGAGTGGAATTTATAAAGCTATGAAAAATACGCCTTGGGGATTTAAAGCCTTTGGTGGAGAATTCTCTAATAATGATTTTTCTAATGTTGGTAAAGTAAAATTAAAACAATATCAGCCTATAACTGGCTGGACTTATAATAACAAGGAATGTTACATTTATATGAAGGATGGAAATTATTTCTTTACTGATTCAAGAGCTGATGTGAAGTTATATAATCTGAACCATGAAAATGACCAAAAGAAATTTTATTATGACTGGGTATTAGATTTAAGAGTTGATTGTTATGAAGGCAGATGCACTTTTAAAAGCTACACTTTCTATGATATTCTGATGAATTATAAGAGCTTTTTCAGATTGTAATATTTTTATAAAACATCATAAAATTTTACAATACTCTCTTTACTTAAAATGTTATCATTAAGTATCAAAAGAAAGGAGATTAAATTATGAAAGTAAAATTCTCAATCGTAACTCAGGACAAGGAACACAACCAGCACAACATTGGATATAATACCAATGAAACAACAACTCTAAAATTGCTGAAAGTATTACTGGCTGGAATCGACCCAAACAATTTAACAGATATAGTCATTAAACCAGTAATAGATAAGGAGAGCTAATTATGGTAGGTGTTTTAATCGGAATCGTTTTAGCAGTTTATGGAATTGGAATTATAACTGGATTAGCAATTTATCAGGATAGAAAGGAGAATGAAAGATGACATATAACCCAGCTGAAGCATTTATTAACAAATTAGAAGAACTTGGTGGAATCGTTTCTGATTTAGTACATGAAGAAAACCCTGATGCAATGTCTTATGATGAATTTAGTGAATTGGAAGATTTAAGAGATGATGTTTCAAGGGCAACTGGTTATTTAGTAGATTTAAAATTTAGTCAAAAGCCATTAAGTAAAAATATGAAACGTGTCATTCGTGATATGCTTATGGTAGTTGACCAATTCAATGAATTATGCCATGAAGAGCTTGATTAACTTTCTCTTTATGATATAATTAAATAGTAATAATTTTCACAACAGAAAGGAGATTTTAAAATGGCATTTGTAGTAGGAAAAAGAAATGGTATCAAAGAATTATTGGATGGTTACACAAGAATCAACAAGGCTGATATTAAAGCTGGAGAAGGTATTTTAATTGAAAATATTATTAAAGGCACTTCAGCAGACAATGGTGATTATGTTTATGTAACTGGAAAATATGAAGGAGCTGATGTATTTACGGCAGTACCATCTTCTTCATTAAATGATTTTCTAACAATCACTCCTGAAGATATTGAAGAAATCAAGCTGAATAAATACAAGATGTATATTGAATCTATAGTTAGTAAAAAAGGAAGACAATATTATATTGCATGGATTGATGCTTGACAACCTATCTTTTCCTTCATTATAATAAAGCTGGGGCAAATGCTCCAGCTTTATTAATTGTAAGGAGAATAAGTTATGAATACTTTTTTAACGAGTGAAAAAACAGTATATAGATTGCTCAGAACAATATGTCAAGGGGTTATAGGCGTACTTGTTGCTAATCTTGATTTAATCATTGGATTTATACCGATGATTCCTGAAGAATTAAGACCAGTTATTGTATTGATAGTAATGGCGATTCTTTCGCCTTTAATGTCAGAGCTGGGAAAGAGTGGTTCAAATGAGTGAAGCAATTATAATTTCTCTTATAACTGGTGGTATTATGTTAATAGGAAATATAATTACTGCTTATGCTCAGAATCAAAAAACTTTATATAGAATAGAACAACTGGAAAAGAAACAAGATAAATATAACAATCTTCAAGAACGTACTACAAGTATGGAAAAAGATATAAAACATATTTATTATGAAATTGATGAATTAAAAGAAAAGGAGAAAGAAAAATGAAAAGAGGAAAATTACCTTCCAGCAAATTGAGAGAGTATTGTTTAGACGGGTTTAAAGTGTACACACTTTATAAAAATCAATTTCCAAACAACTGTCTATTAAAAGATGGTGGTACGATATGGGGAGATTGTGTGTGCTTAGTGAAATCCTTAGTATGGGCTTGGAGTTGTGGAATCCATCCTTTCTTGAATCGTAAAGACCACACTTATTTTTATAATGGTTCTAATGGTTCTTATGATGGAATTGGAAATAGTGGTTTACCTGACTTAGATATTGATTCATTAATGGCAAGAACAAGCAGAGTTTCTTTTTCAGCTCTTTCCGTTGGTTCTTTACTTGCATACTATGGTCAGCACATAGGAATTTATATCGGTTCTTTCTATATGGATGGAAAGCAATATAATGGAGTGGAATTTAATTATTATAATGATTCTGTTCAGGGCTTGATTCCATTTTGGGTGGATTCTTCAGGCTATAAATACTGGTGTAAATATGGTTCTTATATGGGAGCATTTAATAAAGCTGGAAATCTGACTTCCTATATTGATTATCAGAATATAAAAACTGTTTGTTATAGGTCAGAATTGTCAAATGGCTCTTGGCTACCTGAAGTAATCAGTACAAATGTAATTGATGATACTGCTGGACTTCCAAACGAATCTATGTATGGCTTCATGGTAGCTTCTCCAACTTTAAAAGGCTATTGTGTAAGATGTGAAGGAAGTAATTCTTTCCTTCCAGTAGTTACTGGGTATGATATGAATGAATCGGAAAATGGTTATGCTGGAGATATGAAACCAATTACAGATATAGCTATTAATGATTCAGGTATTGCATACAGAGTAAAGATGAAAGATAGTCAAGTATGGCTACCAGTAGTTTATGGAAGGAATTATAACCTGAATGACCATGAAAATGGTTATGCTGGAGATAGAAAAATAATTGATGAAATTGAGATATGGAGAGTTGATTAATCTATGATAACTGGTTATAATTACTATAACAGAGTTTCTCTGTTGACAATCTCTTTTCTAATTTGTTCTGTGGGGAAGGATTTACATTATACCATTGTCACCTTCCCCACAAGGAGATTTTTATTATGGCATGGACTGAACCTACAAATCCAGTTGGGACTTATGACCAAGCATATATGACAAATCATTATGGTGCTTCTTGGACTACTGCTTGGAACACTTGTATTTATGGTTCACCAACTCAGACTGGAGCAAATGTTTTATCTAACTGTACTGGATATGCTCAAGGACGTATGCTTAGAATATGGCTCTTGAACCATCCTGAGTTTAATCCTTCCACACAGAGAACCCATCCTTTCACAATTTTTAATCGTGATGCTGGACAATGGAAACAGATTGCACTTGATAATGGTTTTACTGTTTTAGATGAGCCAAGAGCTGGAACAGTTTTTGTTACTGGCTCTCATGTTGGTGTAATTGAAAAAGAAGTAAATGGTGAATGGTGGGTTTCAGAATCAGGTTATAGAAATGTGAATCCTTATCAGTATGGTGTTGGGATTTATAAAAGTGGGAATACTTGGTATGCAATGCACGCATCAATACATGAAATTATTGGCTTTATTGTGATTCCTGATTTTTCACCTGAACCAGTTGGGAGAAAAGGATATGATAGAAGAAGGAGATATAGAAATATATGAATATTTATGTTTGGAGTAATTTTACAAAAAGAAAAAATTCTACTCTTCAGCCGTCTAATGGAATATTGAAACAAGTGGTTTTGAAAGAGGACACTTCTATTTCAAATCCAACATTTATTATTAATGAACCATTACCTGATTATACTTATGTTAGTGCTTTTGGAAAATATTATTTTGTTTCTGATGTCACTAATTTAAGTGCTTCACAATCTGCTATTTCTTGCTCTTTAGATGTATTAGCCACTTATAGAAGCAGTATATTAAGTTATAATGCTTTTGTTGAAAGGTCAGCTTCTAATTATGATGCTTTTGTAAATGACCCTTTATTATCCAGTAGACAAATGATTACTTCTGAAACTGTAACAAATACACCATTACCTTCTTTCTTTGGTACTGGATGTTATATTTCTGAAGTAATGACTAAAGATGCTGGTATTGTTTTATATGTAACTCCTGATTTATCCGTATTCAGGCAGATTCTAGACCCTAACTGTTATGATGCTCAGGATATTGTAGACTGGATAGATAAGAAAATTGCTCAGGCTTTTGACCTAGATGTTTATGTTGGTTCTGTTAAATGGGTTCCATTTACTGCTTCAGGAATTGGAACAGTTTCATCAACATTTTTTGTTGGTCCAGTTGACGTTGGTGTTCCTTCAGGCTATGTTGTAAGGAAAGCAAATCAGGATTTTACAAAAACACATACAGTAGAAATTTCTCTTCCTTCACAAAATCTATTTAATGACTTCAGAGATTGTAACCCTAAATTTACACAGTATAATGTTTCTCTCGCTGGTGTTGGTGTTGTTGAATTAGACCCAGCAGTTGTTGGTTCATGTATTCATAACAGTAGACCTTTATACTGCGATATTAGAGTAGATTTAGTATCAGGCGATATTGTTTACCAGTTTCATATTGGCTCTGTAAATTCACAATTTGCACGATTCAAAGGAAATGTTTCTGTAAATGTTCCTATTGGTAAAAGTGTGTCTGATATGACCAACTCCATTTCTATGGTAGCTGGTGGAGTTGGTGGTGGTGCAGTTGCTGGTGGTGTAGTTGGTGCAGTTGTTGGTGGTGTCGCTGGATTAATTGGAGCTATCCATAATGAATTAACACCGCAAACATCTGTTGTAGGGGGTTCAGGAAATAAAGCTGACCTATCAGCCACTAGAGGATATATACTGCTTTCAAGAAGGACTTATGGTTCTTGCGATTATCCAACTGGAATAGCTGGTAGACCTTTAATGCGTAATGTACAACTTTCTACACTTTCAGGTTTTTGCCAATGTGGAAACGCTTCTGTTCCAGTTAATGCAAGAGATGAAGAAAGAGATATGATTAATTCATTCTTAAATAGTGGTGTTTACATAGAGTGATAATTGTTATATAATAACTATAATAAGTGGTGCTTGTGTAAGCAAGAGACCATGGTATGGCGTACCACTTGCGAGGACTGGTCAGCCAATAGCACAAGCACTTCTTGTTGATTAAAGAAAGGAGATTAAATTATGAAATTAACATTAGCAGATATTATTTCACTTTCTAAAAGTGGTTATAAGAAAAAGGATATTGACGAATTGTTGTCTATGGAAATTCCTGAAGAATCTGAGGAGCTAGAAAGTGTTCAAGAAGATGAATCACAGAGCAATCATCAGCAAGAATTGAAAGATGATAATGAGGAATCAATTAAATATAAAGAAGAAAATGAAAAATTAAAAGCCCAGTTAAAAGAGATTCAAGAGATGAACAGAAATAAGGATTCTTCTGACAATTCTGATTCACCTGAAGAACGTCAAAAACGTATGATGGAAAGGGCTAAAAAATTTATGTAAAGGAGAAATTAAAATGGCTAGAAATTATAATGTTCAGGATGCCTATGATATTGTTAATGCGATGCTTGACAATATTCAGGGCGAAACTGCTTCATTAACTGTTGTCGATACAAGTACATTTATTGATGCTGGAGAGTCGATTGTTTCAGCTCCTAGAGAAAACGTACTTAATGCACTTTCTCTTGTGCTTGGTAGGACACTTGTTGCAGTTAGACCATATAATGCAAAATTAGATATTTTCAACAGATTTGATTCAGGTGTTTTTGCCAATCGTATGCGGAAAATCAGTTATTATTCTACTGATGCAATTTATGACGGTGCTTCTAATACTCAGTATCATCTGAATCAGGCTGACGGACTGGATAATGGAAGAAATGGTACACAGACTCCAGCTCCAACTGGTAATCCGTCTTATCCTGATGGGTTTACTTCCGCTTCTTCTATGTGGGAGCAGAATTATAAACACGCATTGGAAATTACCTTTGGTGGTTCTTCTGAATTTCAGACCAGTATTACACTTCCTGAAGATGCTCTTGAAAGAGCTTTTACTTCTGAAAGTGCTTTTATGGAATTTTGGGATGGTATGCTGACGGATAAAGCAAACGATATTGAACAGATGAAAGAAGCATTTAATTATGCTCTTCTTGATACTGTAATTGGAGCTACATATAAAATGAATCATGCCCGTCAGGTAGTTAACCTTACAAAAGTATTCAATGATACTTTCGGCACTAGCTATACATCTGCCCAGCTTCGCAGTAGTTATCTGAAAGAATTTTTGGAGCTGTTTGTCTCTGAAGTTAGAAAGGTTTCTGACCTGATGACACATAGAACGAGTGCTTTTCACCAGCCAATCACCACAACATTTAATGGCGTTGCTCATTCGATTCTTCGTCACACTCCAAAAGATAGACAGAAACTGCTTCTCTTTAACCCGCTCTTTATTGATGCTGAAGCTAGGGTATTTCCTGAAATCTTTAATCCTCGTTATTTAGATATGGCTAATTATGAAGGTGTTGATTTTTGGCAGAATTTCAACGACCCTGAAGGTGTTAGTGTTGTTCCGTCTTTCCCTGATTATGTAACAGTTACAGACCCAACTGATACTGTTGAAGTGCCTTATGTAGTTGGACTTATTTATGATGAAGATGCTATTATGACAGATTTCCAGCTTGAAAGAGTTACAACAACCCCTCTCGAAGCAAAGAAATATTTCAGAAATGTCATTACTACGATACGTAGAAATTACATCTTTGACGCTTCTGAGAATATTGTACTCTTCATTATGGAAGATGAATAATTAAAAATAAGGGAGAGAAATTTTCTCTCCCTTCCTATTAAAGATTATGAATATACCAATTAATTATAATAAAATACGGAATATTAACGCAACTTACCAACCATCAACAGTAAAATATTTCAGAACAAAAGTTTTTGAATTTTGGCAGAGAGCATTATTTCAAAGAGCTTGTAGTACCATCATTCTAAATCTTCCTGAAGAATGGAGTGGAAGTGTAACTGACTTCTTATATTATTGCTTAATGCGTTTTGGGTATGTGGCAGTCTTTGATAATCCTGAAATGGGTTTAGTTTTTAACCCAGCTAGTTTAACTGGAATCAACTTTTGGTATCAGCCTACAAGAGCCATTATTTCTAATCCAGCTATGAAAAAATCATTAGAATTAGAAATTGGTAAAGATTGTGAATTGCTGAAATTAACTCCTGATTACTTTGGCATTTTTGATATTATTAATCTTCATGCTGAGAAATTAGCTTTGCTTGATTGTGCTTTGAATATGTCAATTATTAATAACAAATTTGCGTTTCTGATTAGTGCAAAAAATAAAGCTTCAGCACAAACATTAAAAAAGATTTTTGATGCAGTTAATCAGGGTAATCCAGCAGTATTTTTTGATTCAAAATTAGCTGATGACCCAGCAACAAAATCTGAACCATGGCAATTTCTTGAAAGACAGAACCTGAAACAATCATATTTGACTGACCAACAGTTACAAGATATGCAGACTATTATTAATAGTTTTGATGCTGAAATTGGTATTAAAACAATTCCATATCAAAAAGCTGAAAGAATGGTTACATCTGAAGCCGATAGTAAAGTAATAGATTCTACTGCTAGAATTAGTGTGTGGAAAGACTGCCTTGATAGAAGCATGGAAATCATTAATAAAAAATATGATTTGAATTTAAGTTGCACACTTCGTTATAATCCTGAAGAAAGGAGTGAAGAAAATGATTCCGATGACTTCAACAATATGGGCTTATAATGAATTTCTTACTGATGGATTATTTAAAGATGCGGTTTTTCCAGATGGAATTGAAAAAGATTTAGTTGTTGAAACTATCATTATTAAATATGGTGAATTAGAACCACTCTTTCAAGATGCTGATTTCATGCAAATGGCTTGCACTTCTTGGGCTAAGAAATGGTATCATTCATTTGATAGATGGAATTATGCTTTAACAGAAGAATATAATCCGCTTCATAACTATGATAGATATGAAGATATTAATGAGGATAGCTTTACAAATGGGAGTAATAATAGCACATCAACTAATACTCGCTCAAGCTTTGATTCTTCCAGCTATGAACCGCATGATAGAAACTCTTATGACGGAGATTCTTCAGCTTCAGGAAATTTAAAACGTAATGCTCATCTTTATGGTAATATAGGCGTTGTAACTTCTGCTCAGATGCTGGAAGGCGAGATTGAAGTTAGAAAGAAAACTATCTATGATTTAATAGCTGATTGTTTTGAAACTGAATTATGTTTGATGATTTATTAAAGGAGAATGAAAGATGAACAAATACCCTTACACATCCTATCAAGATTATAACCTTGACTGGCTGATACTTCAGGTGAAAACTCTCCTTGAATATTTTGAACATATTGGAGAATATGCAACTGAAGAATATGTAGATAATGCAATATCTGAATTAAATACTACATTAAGAGCATTAATTGATTTAAAAGTAGACAAAATTGATTTTAATACTTTTGTTGCTGAAGTACAACTATCTCTTTCTACATTAGATGGAATTATTAGAGATTTACAATTAGCTACTCAGGAAAATGCTCAAGCAATTATTGATACTTATAATACATTAAAAAGATATATTGATGAACAGTTAATAGATTTAGAAGTTGTCAATCCATTGACTGGTCAAATCCAGCCTATTCAGTTGGTTCTTAATTATATGGCTGATTTATTAAGGGCTGATAGCTTAACTGCTGAAGAATATGATGATGCTGAATTAACTGCTTCACAGTATGATGCTTTAGAATTAACTGCTTATGTTTATGATAACTATGGTAAAAATTATATTGGTGCATAAAGGAGAATAAAATTATGAGTGCAACAAATAGAACTACAAATTATAACCTTCCAATTTTCATTGAAACAGATAAACCAGCATGGTTAGTTGATTTTAATGGAGCTATGAGAAGCATTGATGCACAGATGAAAATTAATGCTGATGCGATTGCAACAAAATCTCCAATATTAACTTTTAATGATACTTCTGATATTGATTTCACAAAATCAGGTGATATTATTACTGCTAACCTTTCAAGTGGTGTTGCTGGAAATATTAGTAGAGCATTACTTAAACCAGTTTCAGCTCCAGCAAATGATGAAATTGTTTCCATTGATACTTCAGGAAATCAGAGTACAATAGAGATTGGACAAGGTCTTGTAAATGATAATGGAACATTAAAAGCAGTAGACCTTGATTTAACTTCTTCTCAGGCTTCTTATACTGCAAGTGGTGGAACAGTTACTGATAGATTTTATATTGCTGTAAATAATGAAAAAACTATTGGTAAAGTTTATGGATTTATTGGATATACTAATGGAGCAAATGGTAGACAGATTACATTAACAACTCCAGCTGATACTGTTGCAAGACCATCCGAACAGTATACAATTTATCCAGCTGGAATGTGTTTTACTTCATTCAGCCCACTTCAAAATGTTTCAGGTGTATCTATTGATGTTAACACAAATGGTTCTTTAACTATTCGTTTCACCCCCGGTGGAAGTTATGGTTTTGCAATTCTTCTTCCTTGCTTATACTTTTTCAAAGATTTTGGAGATGAACCAAACACATAACAACTTGACCAAGACTCACTTAACAAGGTGCTATCCTTGACATCTGCTCAACAGACCATCTTGACCTTTACGCAACAAGGCAAGGTGGTC